TTACGATACTGATTTCTTAACCGATATTGATTTAGAGATACAAAGAAAAGAAAGTGTTTCAGCGGTAATAACTCGCAGACAATTCAAAATAGCCTTGGCAGTATTGGGAAAGAATGAGAATGACATATTAAACGGAATAAGTCAACTACCTGAGCCGACGAAAACAATCGCTTTGATAAGTTACACCGAAGCCGGAACGTTTGAAAGAAGTAATCCCGAATTAATATTCGTTGGTAAAATGTTTTTGCAAATGACCGATGAGCAAATCGATAACGTTTTCACTATTGGAAGTCAATATTAAGTTAAGTATGGGGATAGTTTTATTCTTAGTTGCGGTTATTTTATTCATTCCGCTAACGTTTATAAATTTCTTTTGTGTGCTATACAAGTACCGAATTAAATGGTCAACAATTAACGGATTCTTTAGAGAAACTGCTATTGACATTGATAGGTTTGGCAATAGGAATTTTAGAACGTTATTGAATATGACATTACAAAACAACGGTTACCAATTTGGGAACATTAACGAAACGATTTCAAGTGCTTTAGGCAAAAACAAAAGGGATAATACATTAACAAAAGTAGGGTTAATTCTTTGCTACATATTAGATAGCATCGACGAAAACCATTGCATTAAATCAATACAAGAATGAGAAACGCTTTACACGTAATTTTAGGCATTTTAATAATGTTTACAATCGGTTTTATAACTGATTTCAACAACTATACAACGGAGGGCAAATATATCGGAGTGCCTTTAGTATCGTTATTCTTAGGCACTTTTATAGGCTTTAGTTGGGAGTTATACCATTGGGTAAAAGTTGGTGCTTATATGGATAAAAACGACATCATTCGTACTGCAATCGGGTTTTTAATCGGTGGACTATTAGCAACTTTATGAAAATGGGATATTTATTTTTAGTTTTTATAGTTGTTGTAGGCTCGTTAGTCTTATTCAGTCAATGTACCTACAACGAAACGCATAACTATTACTACAATCCAATAGTTAAAAATGATTTGACAGTTGAAGAAAGACATTTATTGGACTTAATCAATAACCATCGAAGTAGTTTAGGTTTAAACAAATTAATTCCTGAGATGCTTGCAAGTGAAGTGTGCGAGATTAGAAACGTTGAGGACATCGATAATAACGTAGCACCAAATCATAACGGGTGGAATGAAATGATACAAGACAGTCAAGCGGTTGAGGGCGACCAAATCTTAGGGTATAACTTCAATAGTGTTGAAAGTTTGTTTAATGCATACCTAACAAGTCAATCGGGGCATAGAGAAGTTATAGAGAAAACAGACCGAACACACATAGGAATAAGCCTAATAGATGGCAGAAATTACATAATAGTAGTTAAACATATAAGCAGATAGAATGAATTTTTTAATAGATAATTGGATAGCCTTATTAGGGTTTATTTCAGCGCCTTTAGCTTGGGTATTTGGTGGCAAGCAAGCCAAAAAAGTAGAGATTAAAAAAGCCAATGGCGATGCAGTTTCTACAATGCAATCAGTTTACGACCAATTCTTATCCGATTATAAAGATAGAATGAGCGAGGTTATGGCTGAATTAAAATTTGTTAAAGACCATAATAGAGAGTTGCAATCACAATTTAATAAAATACAGTTAGATTATGCAAAAGAGGTTGAGCGTTCACAAAACTGGGAAAAATTACACAGAGAATTATCTACAAAATACACCATTTTAGAACGTGATTATGAACAACTAAAAATAGACCATTATCAGTTGAAAAAAGATTTCGATAAATATAAAAGAGCAAATTAATGAAATTAGATAAAAAAGGTTACGATTTAATAAAGGAGTTTGAAGGATTAAGCCTTAAACCATATAAGTGCCAAGCAAAAATTAGCACTATCGGTTACGGCTCTACATACTATGAAAACGGAACGAGGGTACAAATGAGCGATGCACCAATCACTAAACAACGTGCAGAGCAATTACTACAACATACAGCTGATAGGTTTGCTTCAAAGGTGGCTAATCTAATTAAAAAACCCGTTACTCAAAATCAGTTTAATGCTTTGGTTTCATTTGCTTTTAACGTTGGCTCAGGTGCTTTGGCTTCAAGTACTTTATTAAAGTTAGTAAACATCAATCCAAATGATGCTATGATAGCTAAGGAGTTTTTGCGTTGGAATAAGGTTAACAAAGTGCCAGTGCAAGGTTTAACCAATAGACGAATCAAAGAATCGGCTTTGTACTTTACTAAGTAGCGTTTGTTATTATACGCAAAAACATACTATTTGTATAGAATAGCAAACATTATATCTTTATAAATATAACTTTTTGGGATTTCAATACTACAATGTAATTACTTTTTTGGATTACAACCTTATAAATAGCAAATATTCATATACTTTTTAGGGTTGCAACTGTATAAATAACCTCCTTTTTTATACCGATAGGGTGCAATCTGATAAAAATAAGCGCATTTCTTATCATATCGGGTATAATAAGCGGTACTACTTCGGTACTACTTCGGTACTTGGTGGGTACTTGTATAATGTATGGTAAAAAAACAGATAAGTATTAAAAAACAATACTTACTAATTAGTTAAAAAGTATCTTTTAACACTACAAAATTATATAAATAAGTAATACAAATTACACAATTTACTATTTAGACTTATTCTAAATTAATAACTAAAGTATCTATAAACTATACTTTTGTTTAATTTTGAGAAACCAAAACAAAAATTTATGATTAAAGACGGTAATAAGAAATTCGGCATTAAAGATAAATACGCCTTAATGTTAGGCTTAGAGTTAAACCATTCAAAGACTTATAGGTTAACTCCGCAAAAGCAAATCGAATACTACAACCTAAAAGCAAACGAGGGTATTTTAAACGCTTGTGAAAACGTAGGTATCAATCCCGAAACAACTCCGATGTTATGGCTAAAGACTAAACACGAAAGCGTAAGAGTTACAAATCCACTTTTTAAAGCACCTGAGCAAACACAAGTAGAGGATTTACATAAAGCATTATTAAGCGATTTAAAAGACTATTCCCCAAAATACGATACTTATCAAAGACAAACTTTAAAAGACCCGCATTTATTAGTTATAGATCCCGCAGACATACATATAGGTAAATTATGTAGTGCATTTGAAGTTGGAGAAAGTTATGACAATCAAATAGCGGTTACCCGAGTGTTAAACGGAGTTAATGGTATACTTGACAAAGTAAGTAGTTTGAACATCGATAAAATACTTTTCGTAATCGGTAACGACATTTTACATATTGACAACCCTAAACGAACAACCACAAGCGGAACGCCACAAGATACAGACGGAATGTGGCACTCTAATTTCTTAATTGCTAAACAGTTGTATGTAGATATTATCGAGAAATTAATGTGTGTTGCTGATGTCGAAGTAGTTTTCAACCCAAGTAATCACGATTATACAAACGGGTTCTTTTTGGCTCAACTAATTGAAACGCATTTCAGAAACTGCGAAAATGTAAAGTTCGATTGTAGTATAGCGCACCGCAAATATTTTACTTATGGTGAAAACTTAATCGGCACTTCTCACGGTGATGGTGCAAAACAACAAGATTTGCCGATGCTTATGGCTCACGAAAGTAAAGATTGGGTAAACTGCAAACACAAGTATTTTTATATACATCACTTCCACCACAAAATAAGCAAAGATTATATGAGCGTTTGTGTTGAGGCTTTACGTTCCCCAAGTGGCACAGATAGTTGGCATCATAGAAACGGCTACGAACACGCCCCTAAAGCGGTTGAGGGATTTGTACACCATCCAAAGCACGGACAAATAATGAGAATTACTAATCTATTTTAAACATAAAAATTATGCAAGTAACATTAAGAAAAGAGAATTTTATAAGTTTCGGATTCGCATTCGGGTTCGACGGAATTACAATCGGTTTTATCGTTTGGGTGTTGGATATTAAATTTTAACCTATGTATTTAGACGAAGCAATATTTAACAGCGAATTTAACGAAAGAGCCACAAAGGACAAACACGTTAATTCAGTAATTGAAAAATTTAAAACACGTTCCGAAATAGGATTGATAAAATACGGCACTACTTTAGAACGTAACGACTTGAACCTACTCGACTGGATAAACCATTTACAAGAGGAGTTGATGGATGCGACTTTATACTGCGAAAAACTTAAACAACTAACAAATGAGCCTAACACCACTACAAAGAATAAACCGGATAATCGCTTTTTATTATAAGCGTGGAATTAACAAAGAATCGGTTAACAAAGTACAGAGAAACATTTTAGCAATTAAATTTAAAGACAGTAAGTATTACGAAAACCAATTTAAACCAAAAAGTTATGAAAAATAAAATAACACTATTAATACTCGCTATAACTTTGGTAAGCTGTAGCACTCGCAAAGTAGCTAAATCCGAAGTAAAAGAAACAACCGAAGTTAAGGAAATCGACACAACAAAAACCGTAACCAATACGCAAAAGTTTGAAAGGTCAGTCGATACATCAACGGTAAGCGAAATAGAGATAGTACCGATTGATATTACTAAACCAATGGTTGTAGATGGTAAAACTTATTTAAACGCTATTTTAAAGCGTAAAGTTACTAAACTTAACAAAGTAGTTGAGATTGATACGAAAGTCGCTCAAATCCAACGTAAAGGCGTAAATAAGGCTATTAAGACGGATAAAACCATCAAAGAAAAAGAAACCGATCGAGAAAGTGGTTTTAGTTGGTGGTGGTTACTGCTACTGATTCCGATTTATGTGATTTATAGAGAATTTAAAAACCCACTTAGTTAGTGGGTTTCTTTTTTAAATGTTTCGTTGTAGTATTGTTCGGCTTCTAACCATTCCGATTGTAGTGGTTTTTTTACTCTTGCCTCAATTATCTGTTGCTTTTCCATTTCAATAAACTTAATATAACTGTTTATAAACTCCTTTCCTTCGGTAGTGTAAACGTTGAATAAATTAGGATGTTCAATTTCTAATTTACTGAATAATTCTTGCATTGCTGTTTTCATAATTTAATTAGTTTTATTTTATCAAATTTGTCTTTTGTTACAATATATCCAAGTGCTTCATAAAGTTTAAGATATCGGTAAACCGTTCTTGTATTTACGTTTAGATATTTAGCCATTGTGTGCATATTTCTCGGCTTGTCTTGAAGGTACTCCATAAGCCTAATGCATCTATACATTTTGTGTTGGTTCATAATAAATAAGGTTCAATTTTAGCATCGGCAATAGTTTCAAATTTCTGCGTATCAAACCAAAAGATGGTATAAAAATATCCGTTATCGGTTTTCTCACATCCTGAAAGTCTAAACTCCCGATTGCTTTTACTCTTGAAAGTCCTCACCGTAGGCGCTCCATACGTGGACTGTAAATCCTTGCTTTTCGATTTCATCTTTTCTATATTTTTGAATTACTGATAATTTTCCTTTTGGTTGCTTTACTTCTATAAACATTGTTTTGCCATTTCTAAAACAAACTAAATCAGGTATGCCGTTGCAGTTTGTTTTTATTAGCTTAACGCAAAGCCATCCCTCTTTTTGTAATTGTGTTATTATTTTGGATTGGATTTTGCTTTCTAATGCCATAATCTCGTTTAAAAATTTCGTTAGTGTAATCTTTCTTTTTGCAAACCGAAGCGTAAATCTTTGCTTCAATTCCGCCCTCTGAGAATATCCAATAAACATCGTTTGATTTTCTATCCATTGTCGTTAATCGGTCACGGCTTTGCCAGTAGCTTACGGATGAGAAGTCGATATTGTAATAAACCAAATACTTCGCTTTTGCTAAACTAATGCCTTCACGCCCCGAAACGATTTGCAATGCGATGCTTTTATCGGTAGTGTTAAACTCGTTTAAGTCGTTGCAAACGCTACTTTTTAAAATTGACTTAATTGCATTGTATTCCTCAACAAACTTGTAAAAGATTGCTATTTTCTGTCCTTTGAATTTCTCAGCTATAAACAAAGCCTTTGAGTAATCAATCACCTTACTACTACCATCCTCAAATTTGCACGTTCCACTATAAAGCTGATGAAGTTTCTGCTGTAGCTTTACGCTTGTGTCCGCTAATATGGTTTGACCTTCTTTGTTAGTCACTACTAAATCGGCTTTTAACTTCTCAGCTATCTTATGAGTGATAGGGTCTAAATCGCAGTATAAAACATTCTCAAAAACTTGCGTTTCAAATCCCGCCTCAACTTGTGTAAAGGTTAGAATGTAGTATCTTATTAAATGCCAAAAGTCTTTTTTTCGTGCGTTTGAGTAGTCATTTACTTTGGCATAGCCTAAATGTTTAATCTCGATGTCAACATACTCGTTTGCCCATTTGTAAAAGTTTGTATATTCTTTAAATGGTGAATGATTACTTACCCAAAATTGGTGATACCATTGCGAATGACTTTCTGCCGTTGGCGTTCCTGATAAAAATATCATAGGCAAATCGCCAAACATTTTTTTAAATAGCTTTGCCGTTGCGTTTGGCTTTGGGTACGCTCCAAAACGATGGTGTTCATCGTGAATGACTAAATCAAAATCGCCTTGTACCTTATGCAAACTTTCATCATTTGCGATGGTCAGTTTAAAATTAAAACCTACATTATCAAAGTCAGATTGCACACTTGAAAAAGCTCTTATCTTAGTCAGGAATAATACATTTTTAGCACCGTAATTTTGAGCCGTTTGCAAAGCTGTTAATGTTTTACCGGTGCGAACTTCCATCGCTAAATAAACTATCATTTTGCGCTTTAGTGTTTCTGTTGCATCGTTGGCTAATCTCAGTTGATATTTTCTTAATTCCATAATTTAGAAATCTACTTCTTCAGTTATTAATTTTCCCGTCTTAATTGTAAACCATTGCATCCCGTTACTATTTCCGCTGTCATATTCAACATCGATAAATTTGCAATACTTCTGTACCCAAATGTTAAACTTCTTACGGGTTAAGAACTTTTGATAATCTTTGTACTCATTCACGAAATTGTTAAAGGCAAATTGTTTGTCAACTCTTTCGTTTCTTAAACAGTTGTCAGGTTCGTGTATCCATTCGTAAAACTCCATTGAGGTTTCAGCGATGAATTTTCTCATCTTAATATTTTTAGCGTTTTGCTTAACCAATCCATTAGCTAAAAACTTCTGCAAACAGTCAACCATATAATTATCGAACTTTTGAAAGTCAATCAAATCCCAATCGTCAAACAGCTGTCTGCCAAACTCATCCTCTGGAGTTAGTTTACTGCCGTAGTATTGCGCTATCTCGACTTCAAATCGTCGTCTGTCGTGGCTGTTTCCTTCTCCCTTAATTGCGTAGTTAGTT